ATAATATTATTTATAAAGGTTTGAATAAGTTTGCTAAAGAACAAAAATCAATTAATTTGCAATATTTAGATGAATGTGTAGAAGAATTATCAGAAGTTTTATTAGAAGGAATTCGCAGAGTAGGAATGCAAAGTAAAATTTTAACAACAGATGAAATTATTAATGGTTGTAGTTATTATAGTACATCTCCTAGTTTAAATATGAGTAGTGGAGTCGGATATCCTCATTCTTATGAATGTGGAGGTATGACACATAAAGCAGATGCATTTTATTTTAATTTAGACACTTGTAAGTACGAATTTGCAAAGAACAAATATGGTGAACAGATACAATCAGATTTAAACTCATATTTAGACTATTTAGAAAATAATGAAGGACGAACAGCTGTTATTTACGTTGCGCAGAAAAAGGATGAAGTATTAAAATTAAAGAAAATTAGAGATTGTGGAACAAGAATTTTTGAGATGGGACCATTATATCACTTCATGGCAATGAAGAAATATTATGGTGCGGCACAGGCGTTACTAACCTTAGTTAATTCATCAATACCTTTTAAGATAGGAATTAATGCTTCTTCTATAGAATATTCAAAATTACATAAGTATTTATTAAGAACTGGTAATTTAGGAATGAATTGTGATTATACAGGTTTCGATTCTTCTCATCCAGAAGAATTTTTGAAAAGATATCATAAAATATATAATCGAATTTATCAAGAAACAGATCCAAATTGGTGTCAAGCAGATGACGATATGCGTAGGAAACTTCATGAACAAGAAAATCGTCCTTTAGTTTTAGTAGATGATTTAATAATTCAATGTCCAGGAGGTTTGATGTCTGGAGGAGAAGATACTGGAGGTAAAAATAACATTGCAGGAAATTTAAATATGCGTTACGCTTGGAAAGTTTTATCAGCACAACATTGCCAAGAAAAATTTTATAAATATGATGAGTATACAACAGACGCTACTTTTGGAGATGATCTTATTAAAACAATACATCCAGATGTTCTTTCTTGGTATAACCCTCAAAATATTCAATTAGTTTTAAATGAAATAGGATTTACAATTACATCAGCAGATAAGGAAACAGAATTAAAAATAGAACCTTTAGATAATTTAAC